TTAGCTGGCGCTGGGGATCGACTCCCACGCCTGCATGGAAACCGCCAGATTAAGCATCCGGTACACGCATTCGCCGGTGACTTCCGCCTGGCGCACCAGCGGGTCCACAGTGCCCTCGGCAATCGCCGCGACCAGAATACTGTCCACTTTGGCCGGGCACTCCATGGCGCGGCCGCCGGCGGTCACCTTGACGGTGTTGTCGGCATTGATGACGGCGCCGGTAGTTTTCAGGTTCAGCTGGTCCACATTGCCGTCTTTGTTGACGTCCTCCTCTATGCGCAGCACCTGCACACGGATCAATTCGCCGGTGAATACCCCGGACGTAATGCGCAGCGCCACCTGGCCGGGCTGCAGCCCGGTCACCTCGGCGTTGGCGTTTTCATAGGTCACATTGCTCACAGTCATTGCTCGATTACTTTCCTTGAGGCAATAGAACACCGCGGCCGACAGCTCCCTGGCCGCGGCGGTGTTTGGGTTGAGAAGTAAGGGGATCAGGGCTTGTAGCGGATGTTGTGGGTTACCACCCGGTGCGCCGGGTCCACCCCCGCGGCAAAGCTGATGTTGCCGCAGGACAGCCGGTACACCGTGCGCGGGCCGATCGGCACCACCTCAGTGACCCGCTCCCACACCAGCGGCGCGTCGCCGTGCAGTACCCCCAGCAGCATGCCCAGCGCCGCCGGCGCCTTGCGTACGCCGCCGTCCGGGCCGGTTACCGGGGTGGAGACACTGCACTCCACCTGCGCCCCGCTTGCGGTAATGAGGCGCACACAGGGTACCTCCACCGCCGGGCGGATCGCCTCGATGGCGCCGCGGTGGGCGTCAGTGTCGCCGGTGTCCCACACGTCGATGGCATCGCCGTCCATGGCGTCGTCCACCCGTAGGCCGTCGCGCAGCCACATGCCGCTGGCCACACACTCATCCGGCGGCAAGGTGCCGCCACCGCTGCTGCTGCCGCCATCGGCCGGCGTGGTCACGTAGTCCACCAGCCGCCGGTGCACCCCCGCCTGGGCGGTGGCCCAGTTGGTGGTGGCGAAGTAGCTCACCGCGCCGCCGGCGTAACCGGGGTCGTCACAGTAGACGTAATACTTGGTGCTGAACCCCAGCCCGGTAATGCTGGCGGAGCCATAGTTCACCGAGAAATTACCAAACTGCACCGTGTGCGCGGCGATATTGATGGTGGCGGTGGTGCCCGCATCCACCGCCGTGCACACGGCGCTCAGCGCCACGCTCGACAGGTCGGAGTTGAGCATCGGCAGGCCGCGCTGGTCGAACGGCCGGCCGGTGTAGGGGTCGATGTAGCTGGAGCCGGTTTCCTGCAGCGCGCTGGGTGTCGTTACGTCCCCGACCGCCTCCTCGATCATCAGCCCGTCCAGGTACAGCTGGCTGCCGATATTCCAGGTGTCTTTATTCACCGCCAGCCGTAAAAAAGCGCCGCCGCTGGCGGTGGCCGTCAAGGCGGTAGAGAAGCGCTGCCAGCCGCCCACGGTCACACTCCAGCCGCCCGCCGGTATTGTGGCCGGGGTGTTCCCCGCCCCAATCGCGTACACCCGGAAATTAATCCCGGTAATACTGCCGGTCGCCCAATAGCTAATGATGTAGGTCTTGCCACTCTCCAGATTGAACAGCGCATCGTCTTTATTACGGAAATCCAGATACCCAAACGCCGCCACATCCGCGCAGGTCACCCGCAGGCAGGTGGCGCCAATCGGCGACGTTGCCGTGGTGTGCATCGAGGTGGTGACGCGCGGCGAAAAGTAAAACGGCGGCAGGGTGTACCCCAAAAACCGCGTGTACGACGGGTGATTGAGGTTGGCCCCGCGGCCGCCGATGTACTGCAGCACAAAGCTCTGCTGCACGTCGTTGGCGCTCAGCTCGCTGTTTTTGTAGGACCCGTCCGGGCGCTCAGCGGTAATACGGGCACTGGCGCGGGCGTCGATCACCATATTGCCCGCGCCGGACACGTTGGATAAATCCGTGCGCGCGCCGTAGTTGGCGAAGTCCTCCGGTTTGCCGCTGCCGCCGATCTGGTCCCAGGTCGCAGACTCCCCGAGGCCGGCATCGTCGTCGAAATCACTGGTGCCAACTCCGCCCGGCGCCGCGTACTGGCTGGGGGCGGTGCCGGTGCCCACCTGCACCTCCACCATCAGCTGGTCGAACCACATATTGCAGCCGGCGCCGCCGTCGTTATCCACCCGCATCAGCGCAAAGCTGCCGGAATTCGGCAGCGTGATCACGCCGGACACCCGCGCCCAGGTAAAGGCGGTGGCGTGCGTGGTGAAGGTGACGCCGTGGTGGTTGCCCGCCGGGTCCACCAGCATCAGCTGCCCGGACTTGCTCGCCAGGTTGCAGCGCACATAGGCCGACACGATGTAACTGCGGCCCCAGCCGGATGCCTTGATGTTGTAATCCGAGGTGCTGGTGCCCAGGTAGGCGTAGAAGTCGGTATCGGTCGCCTCCATGCGCAGACTGGCATCGCCGGAAAACTTGGTGGTGGTATCCACCACCAGGTTGCCGCGATTGACCGCGTACACGTAATACGGCGCCGATTTGCTGCCAATGCCGGCATAGCGCGGCTTCAGCAGGTTGATGCCATTGCCCGCCAGCTGGTCAGCAGTCACATCGGCGTTGTCCGCCGGCTTGCCGCTGCCGCCAACCTGCGACCAGTCCGCCCGCAGGCCGGCCTCGGCAGCCACAGCATCCAGCAGTGCCTGGCGCGCGTCGTACACCGCCTGCCAGTTGGACCGCCACAGGGTGCGCGTCACCACCGTGGTGCCCGCCATATCATCCCAGTCGTAGGGGCCCACCCCGCCCAGATAGCTGGTGAGGGTCGTCAGCGCGGACTGGTAAGTGTTGCGCGCCGCGGTCAGGCCGTAGGCGTTGGCGGTGGCCACAATACCGGCCTGCTCGCCCTGCAGGCGGTTGTACTCCTGAATCGCCAGTTTTTTCTCCGCCGGGTGCAGCTTGCCATCCGCGCCAATTTCGTCCAGCTCCGCCAGTGCGGCACTGGAGTCGGCCTGCGCGTCGGCGGCCGCGGCCTCGGCGTCGGCCAGCTGCTGCAGCTGGTCACCGGTGGCGCCGACCGTTGCCCCCGCTTCCGCCGGGGCGTTTTTCATCTGCAGCACATCGTAGTCGGACTGATCATCGACCGAAAAATACAGCTGCACCGGATCGTCAACACCCAGCTCCACCCAGCCGGATTGGATCAAGGTATCGCCAAAAATAACCCCGTTGACGTCCGCCGCGCGGTTGCTTTCCAGCTGATAGATTTTGAGCCGGAAGCCCACGCTGGCATCGAGTTTCGAGAGGGTGATATCGGTCCTGTCGTTGGCGCTATCCCCGACGGTCTCGCTCCACTTGAGGCCGTTGCTGCCCCACTCACAGGCGCTGTCGCCGTCAAACGCAATTGGCGCCGCGGCGCTGCCGGTGGCGGTATTGTTGGCGGAGACAATCGTGTGCGCGGTCACCGCCGCACCGATCACCTCCAATTCAAACCGCACCCACATCACCCGGGTCTGGCTGGTGAACCCGATGTGGCGCCAGGACAGGGTCTTGCTGGCGCGGTCCACCCACAATTGGAAGGCCACATCCACCAGTGGAAAATCCGCCGGCTGCGAGATCTTCTCCCAGTTTTTCACATTGGCCTGTACCGCCTGCGAGCGCGGTGGGCGATTGAGAATCGCGCCGTACTCCTGCAGGGTATTCAGCAGCTCACCGTCGCCCGGGCGGTCGCCCAGCTTGGTCCAGGTGGCCCGCTCGCCCGCCTCCGCGGCCACCTTATTCAGTAGTGTCTGGCGCGCGTCGTATACCGCCTGCCAATTACTGTTCCACAGGGTGCGGCTAATTGCCGTGGTACTGGCGGTGCTGTCCCACGTCGGCGACAGGCCGCCCAGGTAGCTGGTGAGTGCGTTTAGCGCACTGGTATAAGCCGTTTTTTCACTGGTGAGGCCGAACGCATTGGCGCTCGCCTCAATCCCGGCCTGCTCGCTGAGCAGCCGGCTGTACTCCAGTTTGACCCGCAGTTTTTCGCTGGGGTGTAACTTGCCGTCGGCGCCGATCTCATCCAGCTTGTCCAGCGCGCTGTCGGCGTTGGCCTGCGCCGCGGCCGCGGCCTGCTGGGCGGCGGTGGCGTCAGCAATCGCCTGTTGCACCGCCGGGTCTATTTCCGGGTCCTGGGTGTAGTTGGGGTATGGGCTGCGGCTTTTCGGTACCGTGTACACCCGCGCCGCCGCCGCCCCCAGGCAGTGCCCGCCCAGCCCCGGGTTACCGGGATTCGATGGGCTGTCGCCATAGCAGGCCACCAGCTTGCTGCTGGTCAGCACCGGCTGCGGGTTCTGGTGTCCGTCGATAATCAAAAGCACGCCGCCGGGCGCACCGCCGCCACCGCTGCCGCCGGGGGCGAAGGCATCCACGCCGCCGGGCAGGCCATCGCCACCACTGGTATCAATTTTTCCGGCCGCGCCCAGGGCCACCCCGCGCGCAACCACCACCAGACCGGCGCCGCCGGCACCACCGACGCCACCGAGGCCGCCGGGCTCATAACTGCGGTCGCCCTGCAGGTAGTTATAGGAGTTGCCGCCGCGCGCCCCACCGCTGCCGCGCAGGTCGTCGGGGATCCCGGCGAGGTCGCCGCCGTCGTTGTCGATGGCGAGCATGGGCATCACTTCGTTGCGACCTCTGACCACTTCGCCATTGAAGTCAACCCAGGGCGCGCTGTAGCCGTATTTGCCCAACGCGCGGCCGCTGCCACCGCGGCAGGAGCCCAGGAAGCCGGACCCGCTATTGCTCGGCGCCCCGCGCAGGGTGCCGTCAACCTGCAGCACTCCCATCACCCGCAGTTCCACGTTCTGGGTCACGGTCAGGGTGTAACCGGCGGGGATGGTCAGGTCGCCTAAGTAGTAAAAAATGGTTCGGCTACTGGCGGAGCCGGTGAGATTGCCGTCGGCGGTCAGGAAGCCGCTGCCGTCAATACTCAAACCCGCCGCGGTCATTTCAGTGCCGGCGGTGCTGTACCAGCCGTCGGGCAACTCTGCGCTGACACTGGCCGCCTCGTCGTTTGCCGCGGCCGCCGCCTGGGTGGAGCCAAACAGCTCTACCTGCACCGCGCCGCTGGTTTGATCCACGCTAATGCGCTGTACTTCCATGGCGCGGTCTAGGGTATCGGCGGCGGTGTAGTCGCGCACCTGCGGCAGGGTTACCCGCACCACGTCACCCACTTCAATGTCGTTTTTACTCGGCAGCAGCGACAGCCGCAGCCGCAGCGGAGGACCGGCAAAGCGGTCGCGCAGGGCATCAAAACGGTTTTTCAGGGTTGTGAAGGTGTGGCGGCTGTTGTGCAGGCCCTTGAACTTTAATGCCTGCGGTTTGCTCTCGCCGTGGGCGGCAATACTGGCTGCATCGGCCAACACATTGGAGCGCAGAAAGCGACCGTCGAAACCCGGCGCTTCGTACCAGGCCCATTGAATGGAAAAAATATTCCGCAGCGCTGCCAGGTCCTGCTGCAGTTCTCCCAGGCTCACCACATGGTCCGCGGTAATATCGGTCACGGTGCCGGCGTCGGCCAGCACTCCGGTCATTCGGCGGAACCCCAACTGGCCGGCGGCATTCACCGGCATATAGGCGCCCATCAGCAGGTTGATTTCCTGCTCAATAAATTTTTTGCCGTCGGTTTTGGTCAGCCCGTCAAAGCGCAGGATCACGCCCTTTGCGTAGTCGCCGGGCTTGTACCAGTCCGAACCCACGTTTTCGAACTCGTCCGCCACCACCAGCGCCGGGTCGATCCCCAGGTGCCAGTTGCTGGGCAGGCTGTTGGCGGTACCGAGAATTTTGCCGGTGAGCAGCGCATAGGCGAGCGCGGACGCGGGCAGTTCCAGGTAAATGAATTCCTCGACCTCAATGCCCTTGTCGCTGTCGTTTTCCGCCGGCACGGTGTGGCCGTATTCCACCGTACCAAACAGGCCGCGGGTGACGCCGGTAAAAGTGGTGCCGGTTTTGCCGGTCGCGCGCACCACTTCCCAGCCGTTTTGGTATTTGATTTTTAGGTAATAAACCGTCTGCCCGGGGGCATCGCCAAAACTCGCAGTGTGCGGGCAGGGTTCAAAATCGGCGGTGCTGTACACCTGCAGGGTACTGGCACCCTTGGCAAAGTCGGCGGCCAGACGGGTGCTGCGCGGGGTGAAAATATCCTGGCGCATATAACGCTGCACATCGCGGCAGCGCACCCGGTAGCAGCCGTGGTCATAGCTCAAACTCTCTTCCGCTACCTGGGTCTGCTCCAGGCGGAAGTCGGCCCAGTCCATGCCGGCGCCGCCCTGGTACAGGCGCACGGTGCGGCCCTTGATGCCATAGCCGGCGGCCAGCTGGTCGCGCAGGGTATCGGTGAACACGCCGCCCACGTCCACCAGCTCAAAATTGATTGCACCGATTTCCGCGCGGCCCTGTTCGGGAATCAGGCGCTGGCTGGTGCTGCTCACCTTGCCCAGTACGCCACCCAGGGCGCCGGCCGGCAGGCCAGAAATATCGCCGTGGCTCGCCAGGTACACCGGTACCGGGAACTCAATCACCACCACCAGGCGCAGGGCGCGCTGTGGGCTTTGGTTGTACAGCTCGAAGGTTTCGGAATTGTTGCGCATTACTTCGCCGCACCGTGCAAGGGGTTGTTAGGCCACCGTCTGCACGGTGGTGAAACTGAATTCGAAAAAGCGCCCCGGCAGGCGCTTTTCTTTGAAGCTTTTAAACTTGAGCTGCACCGTTTGCGGATCGTCCGGGGCCGCTTCGGTGCCCAGGGCGTCGAAGGTGAAATACTCACCAAAGGCGCAGCTGTTTTTGAACTCGCGCCACTCCGCAAGCTGTGCCGGGGTCAGCTGCATCGGCACCGTTCGACACACCGCCACCCGCTCAATGCGGTAGGCAGTGGTTTCACGAAAGCCGCTCAACGCGGTGTGCTCTTTGCCCTCGGGCACGTCGTCCACATCGTATTGCTGCAGGTCCGCGTGCAACTTGCCAGCGCCGCCGGTCACCAGGCGCGTGGGGAAAAATTCAATAAACACGGTTTACCCCGCTAGTTCCTGGGCCTGCCGGCTGCCGCTGGGAATAATCACCAGGTCCTGCTCGGCAATTAAGGTGGTGAGGCGGTCGGCAATATGCTGGGCGCTGTCGCCCACCAAGTCGCCGGCAATGGTGATATGCACCTGGCTGCCCAGGGCCGCCGCGTCATTGCTGGCAAACTGGGTGATGCCGGCGAGGCTGGCACCACCGGATGGCGGCGACGCCATGGCACTGCCGCCGCCGACACTGGCAATACCGCCACCGCCGCTAAAGTTGGCGCTTTTGATTTGCGCAATCTGCGCGGCACCGGTGGCTGCCATGGCGGTGGCCGCGGGAATACCCCACGGATAACCGCCGCTGTTATTGAACGATTCGATTACTGCGCTGGGCAGGGTTGCCACGGCCTTGGCGAGTGCCAGGCCCTTCTGGATTTTGAACAGCTTTTTACTGCTGGAATCGGACACGCCCAGCATCTGCTGGAAGGCGCCGAACACCGAGGCCACGCGATTTTTGCCGCTCTTGTCTTCGAATTTTTCACGCTCTTTGGCGTGCTTGCCCTCCAGCGCGGTCAGGCTGCGCTCGTACTCGTCGTGTTTGATCAGCTTGGTGGCAAAGGCTTCATCCAGCAGGGCCATTTCCTGGTCCTGCTTTACCTGCAGCTGCTCCAGCTCGGTGAGCCAGGACAGTTTCAGGGTTCCCAGCTTGGCCGCCAGCTGCTCGCGCTCGCGCTCACTGAGGCCGTCAGACCCCACGCCGTTGTCGCCCTCGTCGTTGGCCGCGCGGCCGAGTCCGGCGCTTTGCATCGCCTTGGCCGCAATTTCCTGCGCGCGTACGTCCGCCGCGTCCAGAATCTGCCCGACCTTGCTTTTCAGCATTTCGCTGGGCAGCTCGGTCATCAGCAGCGCGTGCAATTGTTCGCGGGATTCGGTAAACGCCTCGCGCTGTGCCGCGGCAAATTCGCGCAAACCTTCAGGCGCTTTCACCGTGATGCGGTCCACTATGCCCTCCACGCTTTCCAGCGCGGTGGCCGCGGAGCTATTGAACGGGGCCAGCAGTTCCAGCACCTTGCGGATCGGCCAGAACAGCCCCTCGATAAGGCCGTTGCGCACAGAATTAAGCGTGGCGATCACCAGCGAGAAACCGCTGGCCATACCCGCAAAAAGTCCCTGCCCCAAAGTCACCAAACCCTGAAACAGAATTTTTATGCCGTGGATGCCATCGGCAAACACACCCACCACCGAAACACCTTTTTTAAAGGCTTTTTCCACCATTGCGCCCATGCCGCCACCAGCGCTGGCCGCGTTGGTAAACTGCACTGCCACCTCTTCGATGATCGGTGCCAGGTGCACCGTCAACTGGTTGCCCAGACCCTGCCCGATTTGCCCAACGCGAAACATGGCGTCGTTGGCGGCCTCCAGTTTGGCAGCGTCCACTCGATCCAGCGCCACGCCATAAGCATCCACTTCCGTTTTCGCCTGCGCGAGACCGGCGGCACCCTGGTCAATCATGTTGATTAGGTCGCCGCCACTGCGGCCGAACAGGTCCGCCGCCAGTGATGCCTGGCGGGTACGGTCGCTCACCTGCCCCAGTCGGTTCACCAGCAGCTCGAAACGTTCGGCAGTGGGCATCCGGTTGAGTGCGTCGGCGGTCAATCCCAGGTCGGCCAGTGCTTCCTTCGCTTCGCCGGTTCCGCGCTCGGCATCGCCGAGGTTGCGGTTCATTAGCTCCAGCGCCTTGTTCATGCCCTCGTTGCTGCTGCCGGTGAGGTTGGCCTGGTGCTGGTAGGCGGCCAGCTCCCGGGTGGTCAGCCCCAGGCGGTCGGCGGTTTTTGCCAGCGCGTCCTGGGTGCCCAGGCTGGATTTCACCAGCGCGCCCAAACCGGCCACGCCGGCAAGACCCGCCACCTTGAGCTGGGTGCTATTGATGGCACCGCGCACGGCGCCCAGGTTGGCCCTCAGGCTTTTGAACATGGCCCGGGTTTTATCCGTGCCGGAAATAACAAACTTGTAATTGTCCGCCATGGGGTCCTCGGGGTTCAGCTGTCGGATTCGTCCGCCAGGGCCTCGATGGCGGCCATGGCGTTCAGGTAGTAGGCGGGCTGGTCACCCACACCACCGGCGCGCAGCAGGTGGCCAGCGCGGTAGTGCTGGTGCAGGCGCAGCAGGTTGGCGCTGTGCTCGGTGATCATAGGCTTTAAGCAGGTGCGGGATTCCAGAACCCCGCGGATCAGCCACTTTGCGATAGGTGCGGGGTTGGAGTCGTCGCAGTGTCTGCCCCACTTGCAGTTGCCGCAATCGAAGGCGCCGGGGTCTCGGGCAACGACGATTGCGGCAGCGAGTTTTTTCGTTCGTCCTCGCGCAGCGCACTGCGGGTCATAATTTCGTTGGCCAGCTCGCCCAGAAGGTTCCACGGCAGCTGTTGCCAACCGCCGGGCTTGAATTCCAGCGGTGCGCCGTTGGCGTCCTCCACGTTGCGCCAGCCTTTCACGCCCCAGGCCAGCATTTTTAGGCGCGCGCCATGGTTGGGGTAAAAAGTGCCACCACCGTCGATGGTGCCGTCGGCCATGACTTCCATGGTCTGCACCTCGGTCAGCGGCTCCAGCAAAAACGCGGCCGGGCTGCTGTCCGCGGGGTCGGTGTCTTTGGGCTGGTACCACATGGGGGCCAGCCCGGGGTTCAGTCTTAGTGCCATTGGGGCCTCTTAAATTAGCGCCCGCAATGCGGGCACGGTTGTCTAGGTGGTTGGCAGCGCGGCATGGGTGGCAACGCCACGCGGTTGACGCTGCGGGTCCCGTTCTGCCGCGGTTTGGGGTTCGGCTTTGGAAGGGGCGCGCCGCGCGCGCTGCCCATCCTGCTGAACGGCCAGAACATCAGGTAAACGTCAGGGTGAATGCGCTGTCGTCGCCGGCGGCGCCGTAGCTAATGTCGTAAGTGCGCACGCCTTCGCGGTCACCGGGGGCCAGTTCGCTGTAATACGCCTCGGCAATATCCAGCTGGTAGCGGTTGCCGGCAGTGCTGCCGATAGCGCCGGTGGTGATCGTCTTGGTGACGCCGTTTCGCCAGTCGCCGTGAAAATCCTGTGCCGCCACCAGGGTGGCCTCGGGGTCGAAGCTGCCGGTTACATCGCGGTCGCTGATAATGATTTCGCTGTAACCGTCCGCGGCGCTCATGCTCGGCGGGGTGCCGATGGTGTTGCCCAGGTCCAGACTTAGCGCGCTGATCACCGCGGCGTAACCACCCACGCTAAACGCCGCACCGATAACCGGCGGCGGCACACTCGCGTCGTACACTGCAACCGGCAGCGGCGCGTCGATGGGGCCGGTGACGTGGCCGGTCAAGGTCAGGCTGGCCATGCCCTTGTTGCCGGTTTCCAGATTTAGTGAGGCAGTGCCGCGGGCACCGGTCAGCTTGTACAGGCTGCCGTCCTCGTGAAAATAAATCGTCGCGCTTTCGTGGGCGGTGCTTGCCGGCGCGTACGCCACGCTGGTGCCGGCGGTCACCTCCACGCCCAGACCGCAGGCGCGCAGTAGCACGTCGGCTTCCGGTGCCTCGCCAGCGGTGCCGCTGCCTTTCAGTTCGGCGGTGCAACTGACCTCCATCAGGGTGCCGGCGAAAACCCGCTGGAACTGCCCCAGGGTGGCTTTTACCGCGTTGCGGTCCACCATGCGCGCGCCGGCATAACTCCAACTCACGTCTTCCACCAGCACCGCATCAGCGCCGCCCGGGGTGGCGTCGGTGTTATAGGTGGCCTCGATGGCCGCCAGGATCAGTTCGCGTTTAACCAGCTTTGCCATCGGTGCAGGCCTCTTGTTTGTCTATGGTTTTTTTCGGGACAAGGGGCGCGGGTTTATCTTTGCGGCCGGCCTTGCGGGGGATAACGGTCATCGTTTTGCGTTTGTTGTTCGCCACGATCAGGTCTCCAGGGTGGTGCGGTTGTGGCGGACCTCGTAACGCCAGGCACTGGTGGCCACGGCCTTGGGTTTTTCCGCCTGTTCCAGGTCGGGCTCGCTCAGGCCTTGCGGGTTGCAGTCCAGAACAAACCCCAGCCCCAGGCTGTAATCCGCCATGAGTGCCTGGTGAATTTCGGCATCGACGTCCAGCAACAGGTCGTCGATGGTGTCGGCGGGACCGGCCACCGCAATGTCGATAAAAATATCCTGCTCGGCATTGGCTACCGCATTGGACAGGGTGCTGGTCGGGCGCCGCTCTCCAAGGCGCACATTCAGCGCTGGGCCGGCCTTGTGGTGCGCGTAGGTGCGCGACTGCTGCACCCGGTCGCCGGTGGAGGGCAAGCCGGTGACGGCCATGGTGACGGCTGCCAACAGCTGTTTGGATATGTGAGCCATGACGGTTTCTCCAGTTACTGCAGCTCAAGCACCAGCGACGCGCCGCCGCCGTTGCGCGGCTGTATCTCGCGCACGATGTAAGACGCACCGCGCACCAGCAGCTCCGCATCCTCGGTGGCGCCCATCATGGCCGCGGTGTCGGCGTCACAGGTGAGCACTGGAATAGTGCCCGCCTGTTGCGCGGCCTCCTGCCAGGCATCGGTAAAAATGCCCGGCAGGGTGGCCCCCGACGCGACCACCTCGGCCTCGACGTAGTCCGGCAGGTCCGGGTCGATCAGCTCGGTATAAATGCCGGCCACGGGTTATTTGCCGGCTTTTTTATTGGCCGCTGCCAGTGCCTTTTCAGCCTCGGCCGCACGCTTTTCCGCATCCAGTGCGCGGGCTTCGGCAGAGGCGGCGCGGTCCTCGGCGGCCTCCAGTTGCGCGTCGGATTCGTCCAGCTGCTTTTCCAGCTCGGCAATATCGCCCGCAGCAGCGCCAGCGACAGCACCGGCAGTGGCTTGCGCTGCGCGGGCTAGTTCAGCGGTTTTTTTTTCCTCGGCGTGGGCCTCGGCAATGCGGGTCTGGCGGCCCGGCAGTGCCTTGCCACTGCGCAGCAGAAAGCGCGCGTCGTTTTTTTCGATATCGGCATTAGAGCCAACTTTCAGTACCGTGCCGCGCTCGGCAAATTCGCCTTTGACTTTGGTGCTGCGGGTGATGGTGATTTCGTTAATCTGTTCTTGAATCTCGGCCATGGGGTTTTCCTCGGCGGTCAATGAAATGCGTTTAAAAAAGGGGGAACAAAAAAGGCCCGCACTGGGGCGGGCCTTTTTGAATTACCGCGCTAGGCGGTCACGGCTTACGGGGTAAACTGTTTGCCGTGGGTGAAGCTCTCCGGGTGGCGCCCAGAGGTGTCGCAGGACTGGTGCGCCGTCACTCGGGTGATGCCGGCCTTGTCGCCGCTGTAGGGGTTGACCAGCATATCGAGGCCGCCCCACAGGCCGATAATCACATCGGAGAAATTGCCGTGCAGCAGGTCGCCCGCTTCCATCTGATTGGAAACGGCGGTGCCGTAACCGTTGACCATGTTGCCCGGCTCCCAGATGGTGGCGCCGTTGCTGCCGGCAAACTTCTCGGTGGTTTTGAAGTAGCCGCGCAAGCCCGGCCCCATCGCATAGGCCGCATTCGCCTCGTCCGCGTTGTCCAGCGCGGTTTCGGTTTCCATCTGCACCACTTCGGCAAACGTCGGATTGACGCCGGCAAAGTCCACGGTATTGATGCCGGTCATGTTGATAATGCCGCGCGGCTGGCCGTTAGCGCCGGTTCCGTATAGGCCCGCCTTGTCCAGGCCGATGGCCATCTGTGCGGCCAGGTCCATGCGCACCAGATTCTCAACGCCCGGGCTGGACTGCAGCAGCAGCTGGCGCGATAGCTCGGTATAGGCGCCGGCGTTTTTCGGGGTCAGCGCCACCTGGTCAAAAATGGGCAGGCCCTCGGCGGGAATGTCGCTGTTTTCCGGGTCCAGCCAGTACATGCCGGCGCCGCCGATCTGGCGAGGGATCACCAGGTTACCGTTCAGGCCGGTCAGCACCATGGCACCAAAGCGCGACAGCACCATGCGATTGCGCAGCAGGTCGATAAAACTTGCCGCCAGATGCTGGGTACCCACCAGATTGCTGCCGGTATCCGCCAGGGTAGCGGTCAGCGAGCGGGTATCGAACCCGGCGCGGCGCAGGTCGCCCACGTCCATGGCGCGGCTGGCCACCAGTACGTCGTGCGGGATCATCTGATCGCCTTTGCGCTCGCCCTTGTGCTTCTGCGCAGCGGCAACAGAACAATCCAGCTCAAACGCTGCCTGCTTGCGGAATTCCGCACTCTCGGGGAACGCCATCGCGCGGAACAGGTTCAGGAAACTGAACTGGCGCACTTCCTTGTCGCTCATGCCGATTTCCGGCGCTTCGGCCTGGGTGCCGCGCTCGTCTGCGCGCGCCTCCAGCAGTGACTGCATCAGGTCGTGTTTGGTTTTACTGGTGTCGCGCAGGAAAGTGCGCACCATTTCCGGCTCGGCGTTGTACTGCTCGGCAACGTCCAGAATGTCGGCAACGCGCTGGGTTTCGTCAACGCCGCCCTGCTTGCGTGCGGCTTCGCGTGCCGCTTCCAGTTCTTTCGGGTCCATAGTGTTGGCCTCTCGGGTTTCAGATTTAGGTTTGGGGGTTGCGGGCGAATCACTGACAGCAGGCGCCGCGCTGCGGGCCTCGCCTCCGGCGTTGTCGTCGGACTCTGGGGGGTTGTGTGCCGGGTCCCTGGTGGCCGCGCTGCGGCCGACACCAACGGCGTCATCGGCGGGCACCGACACAGTGGAAATTTCGTAGGGCTGCCACTTGGTGATGTGGTAAACGTCGGGGCCGTCCTCGCGCTCCTCTACCAGCTTCATCTCCCGCACGCGGTACCCCACGCTCACCTTGCTGCGGATGCCGTCGGCAATGTCCTGCAGAATGTCCTCGCCGCGCTGGCTGCGGCTGTAACGCGTCACGGCGCGGGCAATGTGGTCGGGGTCCACCCGGGCCTCATCCACCACGCCCACCTGCTGGTGCCAGTCGTGCATATCCAGCACCGGGGCGCGGTTGTTCAGCAGCGACAGGTCCACCGCTTCCGGGGTGCAGATCAGCACCTCGATGCCGTACCAGCGCTCGACCTTTTCGGTTTCGCTGGCGAACGCCATTTCAACGGTGCGGGCCTCCAGATTTACGGGGCCTTCTTCGTCGCCGTCGGCGCGGGAGCCACCTTGCGGCCGGGCACAAAAAAGGGCCGCACGTTGCGACCCTCTTTCGTTAATCTGGCGGACCAGTTCGTCCTGTTCATTAAGTATCATCGTCGGGGTTCTCCGGTTCCTCGTCCTCGGTTTCGGGTTCGTCCGGCTCCTGCGGAACCTTGGCGGCGGCCCCAATGGCTTTATTCACGCTGCCGGGGTCAATGCCGCGTTTGCGCATTTCCTCCTCCTCGCGCTGCAGCTCGTCCATGACTTCGGTGAACTCGCGCCCGCGGTCCGCGCAGATTTCCGTGCGGCTGATGGTTCGCATGTCCAGCTGCATGGCGTGCGCGGCGCTTTCTTTTTGCGGATCGGTCCAGGCCCAGCGGCGGCCGTTAAACTTGGCGCCGTCGGCGTAGCGGTCCAGCTCGCCCGCATTCAGCGGTGCGCCGCCGCTCAACTGGATTGCACCCATGAGCAGCGCTTGGCTTAACCACTCGTTAAAAATCGGGTGCAGAATATTGTCGATAAACCAGTTCTGCAGGCCCTTCCAAACCTCGCGGTCTTCCAGCGCGCCGATGCGCCCGGACGAAAAGTTGACGCCCTCCAGGTCGTTGGCGAGCGAGAAATAGGACACCCCGAGGGCCGCGGCGATACCGCGCAAGATGCCTTTCACAAAATCCTTGAAAGCAGCGTTGGGGTGCTGGGGGTCCCAGGTGGACAACTTGGCACCGTGGGGCAGCTGCCGGAAGGTGCCGCCCTCGACGTCCATGTAAAATTCTTCTTCGCCGTCTTCGTAGTCGTCCTCGTCATCGTCTTTGTCGATGCCGCCACTAAACCCGGTGTCGTCCTCGCCGCGCTCAATAATCCCCATGGTGCTGGCGCCGATGGCGGCGGCCGTCAGCTCGGCATCTTCGTACTTGTCGAGCATGTGATGGCGCGCGGCGGCGGCACAACCCAGCGGAAAGCCGCGGGCCTGGTCGATATATTCGTCGAGAAATTCGTGAATAATCCGCTCGGCCGGAATGCGAATATAGCCGCGTCCGTGCAGGGTGTAATAATCGGCGTGGGTGGTGTCGGTGCTGTGTAGCCAGTAGGCCGCGCGCCGGCCCTCGCGGTCGAACTCCACACCCAGGGTAATTTTGTGCCCGCCCCGGCCTGGCACCTGGTCACTGGTCAGCTGCAGCAGCAGCGGGTCCAGTAACTGGAAGGCGAACCCAAACGGCTTGATCTTGCGGCTGCGAATTTTCAGCGCCAGCACTTCGCCGTCGCGCAGCAGGCTGTTGAGCATCAGCCCGCACATGGCCTGCAGACTCAGGCGGCCGCGGTGATCCAGCCCCCCTTTTTTGCAGGCGCTTTTCCACGCTTTTTCTACCGCGCGGCTGGCGCGCTCGTCCGGTTTGTCGCCCTTGGTTTTGATACTGGCGGAAAATCGAAACCCGGTGTGGCCGATCACATTGTTCTTCGCCAACCCCAGAAAACGCCGGTAGTAGGGATCGTTTTTTGCCAGCTGGCGGCTGCGCGCCACCATGGTGTGCAGTTCCTGCTGCAGCTGCTGGTTGATTGGCATCGGGGTGGTGGTCCAGCCCTCGGCCAGGCGGCTTTTTTCCGCGGCCTTGAAATGACCCACGGCGCGCAGCGCGCCGCGCATATTGCGCGCCTGGTGGCCCACCTGGTCCAGTTTGGTTTCTAGTTGGGTGATTTGATCCTGCAGGGCAGCACGGCCGGTGATACGGTTAAAAAAATTCATGGGCGGCCCTTTATGGCATCCGCGTTAGTACGCGGTTGGAGTTTTTGCCGGTGCGTTTATCCCGACGGCGTCGGCGCTGCTGGCTGACCTTACCGGCATAGTATTTTTCCGCTTTCACCATTTCGTCCCAGCTGTAATAGGTCACCGTCTGGCCCTCTACCGCAAAAGACTGCTTGCCGGTGGTGGCCTTTTTCGCCAGCTGCTCGCGCAGTGCATCCAGCATTTTTTCGGCAAAACTGCGCGGGTCATAACTGCCGCTGGCGGGGTTGGGTTTCACCACCACCCGCTGGGACGCCAGGGTGACGCGCTCGGTGGCGCCGCGCTTCATCATCGGCACCAGCTGATAGTCGCCGGCCGCCCACTGGGCGGTGGTCGCGCTGTCGATTGTCGCTTTGTACTCGCTGCCATCGGCCACGGTGGCAATGGGCTGATTTTGCCCCAGGGATACCAGCCGGTATTCCAGCGCCCAGCCATCCGCAGGAAGATAGCCCGCTTCGTAACGGCTCCAGCTCACGGAATCGCCGGCAACAATTTTTTTCGGTTCGGTCATGGTGTCTCGTTACCTCATGCCGCCCACCTTGCGGGCGACGTTGCGCCGCCGGCGCTTGCGTGGCTGCGGCGGCTCGGGCTCTTGTGGGTAGTACAGGGCATCAGTGGCCGCGGCGGGCTCTGGCTCTCGGGGTTTTAGCTTGCGCGCCAGGGCGCGCAGGTCCGGGTTGAGAATTTCCAGCGCGGCCAGGGCGTACACGTAGCAATCACCGGCCTCTACCCGCTTCCGAATGTCCTTCATCGCGTGGACAATGCGGCCGTTTTTCTTGGTCGGCACGCGCTGAAAACCAGTGAGCTGTTTGAAATATTCCTCGTCGGTACCGCGGTCCACCGGAAAATGCACATAGCCGGGGCCAATTTCTAGAATTTGCAGCCGCCCTAATATCATTTCCTTGGCGGTGTCGGTGCCAATGGAAAACAGGTTGACGTTGCCCTTGTTGTTTTTGCTCGGCCGCGACACCAGCGGCGCCGCCGGCGTACTGCTGCCCTTGATGGCGAAAACCCGCTCCGCTTCAAACCGCTTGCAGTATTTGTACACCGCGTCGGTGTTGTGGCCGCCGGTATCAATGGCCACCGCACTGATCCGCAGGTAATTGCCGCTCTCGTGCTTGAATCGGCCGTGGCGCCACTGGGTCAGGCGCTCCCACACCTCTGGCCGGTTGGGATCGCCGGGGAAAATCTGGTGCTCAACCAACCAGGACTCGTTGCCGGGACCAAATGCCCAGGCGCTGGCCTCCAGCCGGTCGGGCTGGGTATCCACGCCACCCACCACAACGACGGCAGATTGCGGGATTTCTTCGGGGTAATGTTCGCGGCGCATATACAGGTGGTGCGCCTCCACGCGCTCGCCCTTTTCTTCCCAGGGCTCACCCAGGGTGGTGTTTACCCAGGTCTTAAGGTCGATGGGGTCGCCCTTGGCTTCCAGAAAGTCCTCGGCGATTTTTCCCCAGGTGGTGCGCGGGCTGTATGCCGACCAGGTATAAACCGACGCTTTGCGCGGCGGGTCCACTTTCTCGCCGTCGCGGTAAAAGGTAAGGCCGTCGCGGGTCACCATGCCGGACTCACTGCGCATTTCACCGTGCGCGTCCATCCACTCCAGGGATCGCTGTTCGATCACGCAGCCGTGGTGGATACAAACGTAATACGCGTGCCGGGCTTTGCCTTCGTCCCACTTGATGCCATAGGGCACGTCGGGGCCGCCCCACTCCAGAATCTGGTACTCCTCGCAGTGCGGGCAGGGCACCCAGCGTTTGAAGTCCTCGTCAGCTTTGTCTGCCGCCTTGGTCAGCTGACACTCGCCCACGCGGGTGGGCGTACTGCCGCGAATGGATTTCGGGAAGCTGGAGCCCTCCAGGCGCTTGTCGCCCAGTTTGGTGGGCGTGCCCTCGCCTTCCACGTCCTCGTCAAATTTCGATAACTCGTCGTAATAAACGACGTCCACCGACTTTTCACGAAAGTTGCCGGCGCTTTTACCACCGCGCACAAACAGCTGGCGGCTGTTGGAAAAACGCTTGTAGTCCAGCGTGTTGTCGCTGTGCTTTTTACCGAACCATGGGGCCAGTTTGCGCAGGACCGGAACATCGCGGATCACCGGCTGCACATGCTGTTTCATAAAATCTTCAGCATCCCCGTCGGTTGGCTGCCACAGCATCTGATTGCGCTGCCGGTGCTCGGTGTAATACGCAATGGCGGCGGTGATGCACTTGGTGTAACCGACCCGCGCCGACTTGCGCCAGTTGAACTCCTCAATGTCGTCGTTGCCCATCATGTTTAGGATGGGCACCTGGTAGGGGTCGGACGTCCAGGGACCGGTGGTGTAACTTGACTCGGCCACCAGGTAAAAATACTTGTCGGCCCACTCCGCCAGCGGCAGCGGCTCCGGTCGTTTCAGTACCCGCAGGGCTGCGCGCAGGTGGCGTTTAACTGCCAGTGTCTGCTGCGCCGATAATTTCATCTAGCAATTCATCCAGAAGGCGGTCCACATCGGCCGCCGCATTCTGCGCGCGCACGCGCTCCGCCTTTATGAACTCCATATCGGTGGCCGTCAGTGAGGGCACCCGGCGCTTAATCTTCGCCTCCAGGGCATCGAGTACCGCCGCCATTTCCGAGGCGATTTTCCCAAACAGCGGACCGGCAATTTCTACCGGGATCAGCTCGCCGCGGGCTTGTTTGTTTTTCAATGCGAGACCGTCGGCCCGCTCTTTTGCCAGTCGTGCCTGCTCAAGCACCGGGTTCAACCCATCGCCGTCATCCGGGTCCGGGCGCTCCAGCTTCTGCCTGTCCAGGGCTGCCGCCACGCGGTTGTCCACCACGTCACGCACGCTGTAGAAAGCCTGGTTTCCCACCCGTTCGGTGGGCTCCACACCCCAGCGCGCGAACCCCGGCGCGGTCACACTCAGGCTCTCGCACATTTGCCGCTGGTTCAGCAAACAGTCGCGCACCTCGCTGGGGGCCGTTTGTTTGGTATTGCCGGATTTTTTTCCGACCTTCTCGGCGAGCGTTTCACTCTGTTTTTTTCGGGCTTTTCGCTTCGACTCGGCCATCCCCTGTTATCCCCTCAATGACCAACAACAAACACCCCAAAAAAAGCCTCATAAATAGCGAAACCTCGCGCTGCTGCGGACCCGTATGCGACACACCCCGGGAAGGACCCGCGGCTGGGTGCACGGTGTTGGTCATTTCAGTTTGCGCAGCTCGTTGGTAATGGATCGGGTCAGCTCAATGGGTACGCGCTCACGAGCTTTGCGCTCCATAACCTCAATCAGGCGCTGGCTTACAAACGTGCCGCGAGGGCTGGGGCCTACCACGCCCTTGAGAGGCAGGCGGCCGGGGCCTTTGCGTGCGAACACCAGCAGCTGCCCCTGTGGGGCGCGTGCGATAAAGGTGCCCGCATAGGTCTTAGACTTACCCCAGGCTTTGGCCTTAACGCCTGGTGCTTTGAACTTGCCGCGCGTGCTGCGGCTGTTGAAGTGGCCCGCCTTGCGTTGGGCCGGGCGCACATACTCAATAAGGTTTCGCGCTCTCGCTTTGGCTGCGTCAATGGATGCCTGCAGTCTGTCGCGCCTCGCCAGATACAGCTTGTGGGCTTGCCGTATATCCTTCTGCTTGACGCTGGTCTCAGCAGCCACCTGCTTGATGGCCTCACTGTTTACACTTTTCACAGCGCGGTTCATGGCCGGACCTGCAGCCCTAGCCACCAGCCCCTGTGCCATCTTCCCCACCTTCCGGTCAAGCAGATTCAAGTCGTCCTTGATACTGATCATTAGCCGGGTTTCTGCGCCGCCATCTGAGCGGTCTTGTCTTTTGAGCCCTGACTGGATCCAAACCAGAATTGCAGGATCATCGGAATGGCACCGGTGATCACTCCCAGCATCAAGGTGCTGGTCTTTTCGATATCCGGGGTCATTACCACCTGCCCCGAGAACAGAGCCCAAATGAGACCGAAGTAACCGGCGATAAACAGGCTCGACAAAATGATTTGCGGGGTCAAGCTGGTTTTGGCTGCCATGCCGCGCGCGTCTTTGCGATCGTCAACTTCCAAGGCAAAAACATCGATATCAAGCTGGCGCATCTGCACACGGAATTCATTATCGAGCTTGCGCAGTTCGGCAAGCTGTTCCGGGCTGCTATTCAGCACCAATTCGGCGAGGTCTTTCTCATCGGCTTCTGGATCACCAAGAAACCGGTCAGCGAGAAACTTTACTGCCGTGCCGGCAGCTGGCCCGCCGAGAGCCGCGCCAATCGTGGGCGCTACGTTTTTAACCAGGCCTTTCCAGTTCATGTGATTGCTCTCGGTGGTTGTAGGGTGCCACCCCCAAAACGGGATTGGGGAATAGGGAGAATCAGGGGTGGCAAAACTGAATTATTTAACGGGTTTTTGTCGCTGCTCAGCCTTGGTGGCCTGGTCCCGCACAAATTTGTTGTGTTTGTTGCGCGTTACCGTTGCATACACATTCCAGATCAGGCCAAGGGTGGCGACGATCAACCCCACCAGCTGTACCGGGCTTACGGGCACTTGCGTCATGCCAACACCAGCGGCGGTAGTGGCTACGGCGCTGCCTTCCTGTCCGTTCATGTTTTCTCCAGGCATAAAAAAACCGGCGCTGAGCCGGTTTAAAACATTTGATGAGCTGCAGTGACAACTTTTCCAAGATAGCGGTTTTATACCGCCAATCCGCCAAACTGCAAAATCTCGCGAATGAAATTTCATTCATAGTTTAGCGTACGTGTCCGCCGGTATTTAATAAGACAATTTAATCTATTGCTTTTTGTGCCTAAACCTAAGATGAATCGAAACCATACAGCAAATAGTTGCGATCAAGACAGACTGGTGAAGGTGCCACCCGCGCCCTGAAGATCCAAGCGACTCCCCTAGAATCAACGAGTAGATATCAAGATACAAAATCGACTGCCCCAAAAGCATCACATAGCAGACAAAAGAACCAAATATGTAGTTAGAGGCAATAACACTGCCAAAGCGATCAAATATATCTTTCATGGTAGATTTTTATCCTTTCCGAACCGAAAAACTCAGATGACGATATCGGAATTTTATAATTTTTAGCAGATTCCAATGTAACACTTGGTAACCACACAAACTCCGATCAAAACTCTTTCTTGATGTTCTTTCGCTTTGTAGATGACGAATCCTTTCTCACATAACCACGTGGTTGACGCCCAATAATAGGTAGAATTATTCAGCAACACCTGCCGGAATCTGGCTTTCCTCCAAGATCACCATGCCCGCAATATAATTGATTGCCCCCAGCAACTCGGCCACTCGCCTTTCTCTAGTGGGTAGCCGCCGGGCTTCCTGAATTTTTTTGATCGCCTGAAAAGCCATGCCGCCGTCGCTATCCAATAGTTCACTGATACGCAGCATTGGCTGCTCATGAAACGGCTGCCCTTGAGCATGTCGGTCATTCCCTTTGCCTGCCGCGGCTTGCTGCAATGCGCGCTCCAGCACATCAGTCAACGTCTCGTACCCAGGAAAACGCCCTATTGGTTGTTCTTGAATCTCTGTAATCATTCGCTCTGTCCTATTTTCTGCTTTTGTGTCGCGAAACCGAGGCCCCCTTACTCCAGGGCCCGACCGCTCCCGGTCACCGCCCTAGTACATCAACTTCAATGGAGGCGAGCGGCCCGGTTGCCGGTGTTATTGAGCCTCACAGGCTGGCGCCACCGCCGGCTGGGCACCTACTTATACAATCATTAGTGCTGGCCTGCGTATTGCTCGCCATTGGTACGCGCACCGTCGAGCATCTGCATTTCCGCGGCCACGATCTCAGTGGTGTAACGATCCTGCCCACTCTGCTGGTCTTGCCACTTTCGAGTACGCAGGGAGCCTTCCAGGTAAACCTTGCTGCCCTTGCGCAAGTACTCACCTGCAATTTCCGCCAGGCGGTTAAAGAACACCACCCTGTGCCACTCGGTACGCTCCTGCTGCTGTCCGCTATGCTTGTCTTTCCAAGTTTCACTGGTGGCGACGGTGATATTCGTCACCGATCCACCACTAGGCAGGTAGCGGGTTTCTGGGTCTCCACCTAGGTTGCCCACCAAAATCACCTTGTTAACACCTCTCGCCATCGGGTAGACCCTTAGAAAATTGGTTGTAGTTGCTTCTGCTTCGCCAGCGCTTTCAGCTGAGCCGATCGCTCCTGCGCCGCACGCTGCCGGCGGTACTCCGCCATACACGCACGGCACCAACTGGCACGGCCAGATTTTGCACGAGCATCCCGGGCGAACTTCTCTGGATCCGCCCAATGCTCACCACGGTTGCAGTACAGTTCGCCGAATCCATTAGCCACCCGCATAGGTCACCCCCACAAAATCGCCTACACAGGCACCGCGGCGGGTAATGGGCTGCAGGGCTCCGCTATCGAAACACTCCGCAATCTCCATGGCGGTGTGGTGCAAGTTTGCCTCGCTCTCACGCATCAGGGTGCGCGCGTTCTGGCAAAGCTGTGCCAGCAGCTGCCCGCCCTCGTCGGTGGCGAATAACTGCCCCTCCATGTACAGACGCAGGTGCGTGACGATGATGTACCGCAGAAACGCTGCGCTGTGTTCGATGTGCCCCTTAGCTAACCCGCTGCGGTCGGCCTCGCCGTGGCACTTGAAGCACAATTGCGCGCTCATAGCGTCGTGCGGCTTGATACCCCTGCCCTTGCCATACGCATGGGAGCGATAACCCTGGTAATGCGCGGCGACGATGGTGTCATCGCCGATCCCGCAGGCCACACAAGTTCGGTTCTTGGCCAGTGCCAGCAACTTCGGAATACGCGTTGGCTTCAAACTCATGCTGTCAGCTCTCCACTTCTCGTCACTTGGCGCGGGCCAAACAGCAGCGCAGCCAGAAACACCCGCGCCCTCGGCAGATACCGTTGGTAACTCCGCAGGCTCATCTGCGCATTCCGCGCCCTGCCCCGCTGCTCTGTGAGTTGATCGTCCTCACCCAGCAGGCTGTATGCCTCAGCCTTAAGTACTCGGTACTGCTCTGGAGCCTCCCGCTTAACCGCGGCCATGGCCCGCTCCACTTTGAGCTCCTGGGCATCGCTCACCAGTGCCACCGAACCAGTGCGAGGCGCCCGCACCGTTCCAGCCATCCACGCGTAAATTGGACTGGTACCGCGGTAGTGATTGCCGTAGCGCTGAGAACTGGCCCAAACCTCCAGTTGGTCATAAAGGGCGTCCTGAACCCGTTTATCCAATTGCTCCATGCACCACCCCACTCAGTAGGTCCAGATGGTCGGTCGTGGGCGACCAATACCATCGACGTTAGCCCCAAGGTGTACAAAACGACTGCCCCAAGTACCTCGCTGGTTTGGGCTGATGGCTGTGAAAGGGCGACCCATGCCAGCTCTTGCGTGCGCGTAGTTGTATGCGCCTGCCGCCTCAAGCAATTCCAGGGCGTCCTCTCCAGCCAGCTGGATATCCACCCCCAAGCCGCACGGGTGATCACCAGGAACAAACCCCAAACCTGCGGCCTTTGCCCCCGTTACTTTTTTCGCTTCAATGGGGTGTGACAGGCAGCGGAAACCACTCGATACCGGCATAGGCTTGCAATACCAGTACTCACGCAATCGATTCAGATGGAGCAGGAACTCGAGTTTCATCTCGCCCGCATTGAATCCCACTGGCTCACCCGCTTTACGTGCGGTTTGGCAGTGTCTGCAGCCACATTGCAGCTCTTTGTCCGTGAACCAATTCCGCGTTGGTTTTTCAGTGATACTCGTCATGCCCGCCTCCCCCGTTGGTGCTTTCCACTCAATCCGCGCCGCGCTTGAAAGCGACGCAGAAAAAACTCCCGTTGCAGTCCAAGCCGCACACCGCGCTTGGCGGCGTCGCTCAGCTGCTCAAAATCTTTCATCCGGGTCCCCTGCCCGGCCAGCCCCAGCCGCACGTCCAGCTGGTGCGCACGCCGGGCACCGATCAACAAGCCCAGCTGGTACTCGGTGAGCTCTCGCAGCTCTGCCGGTACATCCGCAATCACTCGGCGGCCCGCGTTAATCTCCGCGGCCCACCGGTGCGGCAGCTGGTTCACTCCGGTACCTCCGCAATCAAAATCTGCGTCCACTGCTCGCCTCGCTTGGTTTTTGCTGGGCGCGCATTCAGCGACACAACGCACTTGGGGTTGTCGTCTTCGATCAAGCCCAGCCCGTGCGGGTGGCGGCGGCTTGGAGGAACGAAGGTGTCCAGCAACGGCTTCAGCCCGCCGTAGAGGCCATCCCAGTCCGGCAGCGAGCCGCTGTTGCCGCGCACAATTTCGATGTGCACACGACTGAACGGCATTGCAGGCCGACGCTGACCGGACTGCACCAGCGCCCCGTAAACCACATTCGCCAGGTCGCGCCGCATTGCCATGTACGCCTTGGGAGCCATACCGCGAATCTGGTTCAGCAGTGGTGAGGCCTGGGGCAAGGTGAACTCAATCGTTCGCATACCGGTCACCAGCTCTCGTCCGTGGCCACGTCGTACGCGCTCATGTCGCGGGTGCGGCGCTCGGCAGGGTTTCCGGCACTGCCTGGGTTACTCGGTGGCGGAGTCGGCAGACCGCGCTCACGGCGTACCCAGTTCCGCCAAGTCGCCAGCCAGTCCAGCTTCACGCCGCGGCTCCCGGGCTGAGCAATCCAGTAGTCCCGGAAGCCGTTGGCAATTTCCACGATCTGCAGGTTGCTCAGCCGAGGGTTGATTTCATGCGCCGCAGCGAAGTGCTCGGAGCCGGGTTGCCAGTCGCTTGGGAGTCGAGTTCCGCGAGCAGATTTTTTCGCTGGCGATTTTTCACCCAGCGGTGAGGGCGCGCTTGCGTGCCCCTCTCTGACGGTTCCCTGATGGTTCAGTGACGGTTCTTTACGGTTCTGGGGGAACGTGGTTCCGGGGTCCCCGGAATGTGGTTCCGGGGTGGGGGGAACCTCGTTCCGGGGTGGGGGGAATATGGTTCCGGGGGAATGAGATTCCGGGGCGGAACCTCGTTCCGGGGTGGGCGGAACCTCGTTCCGGGGTTCGGCACCCTTACGCGTACGTTTTTTCCGCACCGGCGGCACAAAGTTTTCTACCGTGATCGTGTAATAAGTGGATCGACCAGAGCGGCCGCTGCTCACCAGAATCCCCATTGATTCCAGCTCGCGCACAGCCTTGCGCACCGCCCTGTCCGTCAAACAGGTACGCTCTGCCATGGTGCCGATAGATGGCCAGCAGACCCCCGCGTCGTTCGCCTGGTCCGCCAGAGATATGAGCACAGCCTTCTGTGCCGGTGACATAGTGAGCGGCCAGCACTCGGACATAATCCGGGTACTCATAGGCTCGCCCCTGTAAATAGCGTTACCGCCATGGTCTCTCTCCCGCTCCTTTCGGAGCCCCCTAATTCGTTATTTGCCGTCTCTCCGGCTGTCACACCACTGGGCAGGTGTCGCCTATCCCGGTAAGCTGAAAGTCCCTCAACCCTCAGCTACAAAGGAATTGTCATGAGCAGCGACACCATCACCCTTCACTGCGCAAAGTGCCGCAGCGAGAAGTTCGAGATCCCGAGAAACCCCAAACCGAATGACGTGATCACCTGCGGCGGTTGTGGCGCCCAGGCAAAGTACGGAGCCATCCGGGACGCCGCGCTCAAGCAGGCCAAGGACCTGGTCGCGAAGCAGTTCAGGGATCTCTTCAAGAGCTAACCCTTCCAGCGCGGCGGATACACGCTGTATCCAGGATTCGAGCTCGGACGTATCCGCCCGCAATGTGATTACTCCATCAGCCATCTCGCCCCCTGTATAAATCCCCATGTGCCCGGCCTAATTTTTCTCCCCCACCCCCAGTGCCAGAATGGCAATCAGGGAAAAGGGAGATTTCAAATGTTCGTTATTCGTAAGCACACCTCACCGCCACCGCGGCTTAGCCTGCTTTCTTCAATTCGCCATTCGGCGCCGGGCCAAATACGTCCGGGCGCAGCTCGTAGCGGGTTACCGCTCCGCCAGTAGCCTGCTCGATTGGAATGCACTGCGTCGGTGGCACAGGCCGGCGGCCTGTCACCCACTGAGAAATGGAGCTCTGGTACTTGAGCCCCAGCGCATGGGCCAGTTGCTCCTGTGTTCCCACCGCCTTGATGGCACGTTCTATCGGTTTCATTCGAATAAAATTACCAGCGGTAATATTACCAGTCAATACCATTGGAGCTAGAGCTGTGAGTAGCACTGCTAATAAAATCCGGCTAATGGAAAAACGACGCCAACTCACCGCACAGCAAAAGATTGCGCAGCAACGCCTGCGGGAGATTTGGCACGCCAAGAAAAAGCGCCTGGATTTAACCCAGGAGAAGGCAGCGCACCTTATCGGCTGGAGCTCACAAGGGGCAGTGGCGTCATATCTGAACGGCAGGATTGGGTTGAATACCGACGCGATAATGAAGTTCGCAAAGCTGCTGGAAGTGAAACCGAGCGATATCGACCCGGATTTCCAGTGGGGCGAGATGGTCCAGAGTGACCCGTTTGGAGAAGGCGCCGGCAAGTTCTTTGACCACCACAAGCAAATAGACCCCGACGAGGTCTACGGGGATAACACCCCCAAGGCGCAGGAAGCCGATATCCCCCGCCACGTCCGCGACCTGGTAGACGCCATCCTCAAACGCGCCCGCGACGGTTCACTGACCAAAGAACATACAGCGGTACTGAAAAGCAGCCTGGAACTGATGACCGGCGGCAAGTAACAACCACTCGAGTGAGGTGGTTCACATTTGCTCCTGCCCCCGGGAGCCCCCACCCTGTATACTGCCGGACATTATTAGAAAGTTTCAGCGGGGGACGGGCATGAGCGAGCAGACCGAGATGGACTTCAGGGAGGTGGATGTCTTTCACTTCGACGAAGAAAACATCAATTTCAACGATATCGCCAGAGAAAACGGCTTTACCTACTGGCTCGCCAGTGAGTATATGCACATGCTCGGTTACGAGTCCTATGCGTCGTTCAAGAAGGCGATCAACAAGGCAATGACGACCTGCCTGACACTCGACATAGACACCTACGAGAATTTCCAACAGGTGCGCCGCGTCATTGACGGTAAAGAGCAGACAGATTTCAAGCTGTCCCGGTTCGCCTGTTACCTGGTGGCCATGAATGCGGACAACAAGAAAATCCGGGTTGCCCAGGCGCAGGCATTTTTTGCAGCTACCGCAGAAACCATCAGGCGCTATGTCGATAACGCTGAAGACGTTGAGCGCGTGCTGATTCGCGATGAAATCTCCGCCCACGAACGGACACTGAGCGCCTCCGCCAACAAGGCTGGTGTATCGGGCAAAGGTTATGCCCTATTCCAGAATGCGGGCTACCGAGGCATGTACAACATGAATCTGAGCCAGCTCAAGACCTACAAGATGCTGGAAACCCCTAGCCGCTCACTGCTTGATTTTATGGGCAAGGACGAACTTGCCGCGAACCTATTCCGCATCACCCAGACTGACCTCAAGCTGAATAACGAAAATATCAAAGGGCAAAGAAATGCCGAGCGTGCAGCAGAGAGTGTCGGCCGCAAGGTGCGCAACACCATGCTGGAAATCAGTGGTGTTAAACCAGAAGACATGGAGTTGACCGAGGATATCAGGAAGGTGAAAACTTCACTCAAGCAGACCCATAAAGGACTGAAGAAACTGGATACTTAAGGGGCTGGCTGGAATCGCCCCTGAGGCGTCTAGTTGAACAAAAGCCCGCTACTGCGGGCTTTTTATCAGCGATTCATTTCCTCTAGGGCGGCAAGGTTTACCATTAACGGCAAATTGGGCATGCCAGCCCCATGAATATTAAATACCTGCTGCATCTTTTGGTAGACATGCGGATAGATAACCATCATGGAGTTTTTCGCAAAGGCATCCAGCTCTGCATCGGTCCACCCCTCACCTTCTGGTTTCTCGTCCTTAAACAGGGATTGAGAGCAAATCTGGCTTTTGCCAATCACTTCCGGCTCGCCCTCTTCGTCTCCCTGCGTACGCACAAATTCCAACGTTAGGTCAAAAAATACGGAGAGGACCCCTTCCTGCCCTTCGTACTTATCACCGCGCTCGCAGCTGGTATTAAACTCGACGGCAAAGGCGACATTGTCCTGGGCGGCGATCTCCCCCAGGTTGGATTCGATCTTTAAAACTCGTAGTCCTTTGAACATATTTTCGTCTTAATGATGAGCGGATTTACTGCCAGGCTTGCGGAACTGTACGATCTTCGGTGTGCGGCTTTCCCAGATATCGTCACTAACCTGATGGCGGCCAAGGCTCATTCTAATACTGTGGCCAGCATGCACATGGTTATGGGTATGGTTGTGGATTTCACGCTTCCCTAAGCGGTCATTATCAATCAGTCGCTTGACCCAATCGTTAAGGCTGGTGCCGCTTATGTAAGCTTGAGTGGACGCATACTCGTGAAGCTCATGGCCAATGCGCACGTTGAATGTTCCACTGAGAGAAGCATTAGGCTCAACGCCCATTTCCGCACAGTCGGCGAGATAATCATCCACCGCAGCTTTAAATTCGGCCTCAAGCCCCTCTACTGTTTGGGACTCGTAATTTACCAAATCTTTAATAAAAAGAATTTTGCCATAGAGGCAGTTATATTCCAGATCTACCTCAATGGAACCTTTGTAGCCTTTGTAGCTAAACATCTTGTCCATTTACTGACCTTCCACGTAAGGGCGAAGAGTATCTCTCGCCTGATCTATATAGGTCGCTTTAACGATATTTCCCGGATGGGGCTTGTGAAAATAGAGCTTGGGCAGCTTGTGCGCAGGGTCAAAGAATTTGACCCGACTACCGGCACCCTGCTTTTCCTCATAGCCATACACGCCGACCAGAACCCTTTTGAGTTCTGCCCAAGAATAGTCTCTTGGCGTTGGCTCCTCCCAAAACCGGGCGACCTGTTTATCTTTCTTACCCATTTATCACACAGCCCCAATCGGGCCGCAACTATATTTTAGTTGCACTTCACTGTAAAGCCAGCAAACCCGCTGATCCCCGTTAAAAGCCCGCGTTTAGCGGGCTGCTCAAGCCTATCGACCGCACGGTCAGCCATTCCCGGCGCCGGTGCTGGCAAGGGTCGCCTGCAGTTCAGTCAGGCGTTCGGCTTTGCGCTCATCGAATACGCGGGCGTCGGCGATAGGCTCACCATCCGCCCCGTCGAGCCGCTCTACAACCACAGTCAACACTGCATCCCCTGGTGCATCAGCGCGCGCAAAATCCGAGTAGTCGCCCATCAGCTTCCAGGTAGCCTTTTCGCCTGGCTCCAGACCTCCCGGGATTTCGTAATTAAACGTATCCACCGCCCAGGGGACGCTGCGCCCCTGGCTGGCCAGCGTGCCTTTGAAGTAGGCGCGGGACACCGGCTTATCCGTACCATTGCGCACGGTGATTTCGATCGTTTTCGACCGATGCGTATAGAAATCGGATTTGGTCACCTTTTCGTAGTATCTGGCATTCAAAACTTGAAATTTGCCAAGATCCGCGGCGGCGGCCTCGGCCTTTGCCATATCCGCCTCCAGGGCCTGCAACTCCTCCAACGCCTGCTGACGCTTCCGCTCGGCATCCCGTGCGGCCTGCTCTTTGCGACGCTGCTCCTCTTCGGCCTCCTCTTTCTCCTGCTTCGCCTTCAGCTTGCGCTGCAGCTCTTCAGCCATCGCCAGAATTTCATCGGCGGTTTTACCGTTCATCTTGGCGCGTGCCTGGATCTCCATCTGGTCGGCGCCCGCCTCCCCCATGGCCGCCAGTTTGAAAAAGTCCTGGCCCCCCATCATCAGGGTCATTACCGCGCCGGAAAATTTCTCATGCTCGGAAGCTGGCAGAGAAGCAACCACCTTGGCCATTGACTCCTTGAACGCTTCCTCACTGGAACCGTCTACTTTGGGATCCCCACAGGCGGTAAGTGCTAACGCCACCAATACTGCAACTAAACAATTAGATATCTTCATTCCCTTACGACCCCGCCTTATTAGCCATCATGCCCTTGAACTCACGAATACTCTTGTTGTGCTTATGCGTGGAGTGGTCACCAATCAAGATCGCCAATACCCAGCAGACAATTGGCCCGATGACCGTCGGAGCGCTCACCACCGCCACAATGATCAAAATGATGCCCCCGGCAATGGAGGAATAAAGCAGGCCGAGCGGCCCGAATAGAAGAGTCAGGAGAAAGGAAACGGTGCGCGATTTTTCGCTCAGGTTCATGGGAAGCCCCCTTTATTTTTGTTGTGAACTTGTTGGCACTTTCGGTGCCACCCCGAGCATACCAGTACTGGACGGTCGTCGGAACACCTGCCCCATTACGTGCCATTACAGCCCTATCCCGAACTATTAGATAAAGAAATATTACCAAAACGCTTGACTGGTAATATTACCATTGGTAATTTTTATATCAGGGACACGGGAGAACACCAATGCAAACCAGCTACCGCAAACTGGCACCACGCCAGGTACAAGCACTCACTTGCCGCGCGAAGGGACTCAGCAACGCCGAGACCGCCGAGGTAATGGGCTGCTCCAAAGCCAACGTATCCAACCTGCTCACGGAGTGCTTTTTCAAGCTGCACGCCCGGGGCTGCCCGGATGCCGTCGCCACTGCCATGAAGCACGGAATGATTCAGCTGTGCCTGCTGACCACCCTGGTAATGAGCGCCACCAGCACCGGCAATGACCTACTGCGCCCACGTATGCCGCGGCGCGCTGGCCAGATTGTGCGGATCCGCAACCGGGAGGACATGGCATGAACACCCCCAATACCGTCGCAAACGCACTGAAGAGAGCCGTCGACGCACACCCCGGAGCATCAGCTCAAGCGCGTCTTGATTACCTGGAATGCGCAGTGCAGGCAGCCATCAGTAGCCTGCAACGGCAACTGCAGCCGGAAACCTTGGTCGCAGACCTCCGCAGCGCCATCGCCAGCACAGAGCACTACGTAAAGCTCGCGGGCAAAGCGCGTGAGCCTGCCGAATGGGCCGCCCGACTGAGTGGCGCCACAGAAGTACTCAAGCTGCGCCTGGAACTACTCGCCGACAACATCGAAGACCGCAGCAACCTGAAACCAAAGGAGAACACTGCCGCATGAATACGCTGTTTTTGCTCATGGCGGAATTCGGCAGTGCGGACATACCGCTGAACCAGTGCTGCGACAAATACTTCGGCATAAATCCGCGCAAAGCGGTCGAGCGTGCCCGCCTGCAACAGCTGCCGGTACCGGCCTACCGCGGCGGCAGCCAGAAGAGCCAGTGGCTGGTCAGCGCCGCCGACCTCGCCGGCCACATCGACAAGCGCCGCGCAGAAGCACAGCACGACTGGAAAAGGCTGAACGGGTGACCCATGGGCGACAGCAACAGAATTGAAGCCCTCGAGGCTCAACTACGTCAGCGGGACCATGAAATTCGGGACCTCAAAGCCGAACTTGCCCACGTCAACAGCGTGGCTCATTACCGCCTGCAATTGATCCGGGCTCAGAGCGCCATCTGCACTGGCCTGGCAGCTATTACCAACAAAGCCAGACGCGAAAGTTAAAACGGACAAGAGCGGTAAGTGGCACGCGAGCGCACAACCGAAGCAGCTTAATTTCACCGGGCACATGCCCATCAGTCAGAGCGTAGGGCGGCTGGTATAGCGCCCATTTTTAACGGGAGGGAGATATGGATATTTCAAAGATACCGCTGAACAAAAGTGCCACTGCGGTGAAGGATGAGGTGGACCGCTTCATCGTCGCATTCAAACGCTGTAAGTCTGCCCCCCCTTCGCGGGTGGCATTGCGCGCGGATAAATATGCGCAGGTAGAGAAAGCAGTATTCGCAGAATTGCGGCGCCGACACAAAGCGTCTGGGTCAGACCGCAAACTGCGCACCCCCAAGAAATTGACCATGGGTAAAACAGAGCTTTACCCCTTTAGTTAACGGGATAGGGAAAATGAAAATCACGGAAGCCGTCACCAGAACAATCAAGCTCACCGAGCTGGAGAGCTTGGATCCAATCACCATTCACCTGGAAAACTTCGAGCCGGGCAAAGGTCGTATCCACATCCAGTGCTACAGCAAGGCGTGGGCTGCCTACTGGGGCGGCATGAGCGGTGATCCGGTCGAAGTATTTTTCACCCGCTGCCACCCGCAGTATCTCATCGGAAACTTGGCGCCCGGCCTACAGAGCAGGCAAACCAGCCTGGACGGGTTGACCGACAAGGTAAAAGAGGAAATTCGCAGGCTGCGCCGTGCGGAAGAAATCACCGCAGAAAACGCCCGCGAGTATTGGGACGAGGCAGACGGCATCCAGCACCTGGAAAGCCTGGAGATCCTCGCGCACGAATGCGGTGACCTACTCTCCTCCGTGTTCGGAGAGGAATGGTGGTACTGCCTACCGGAAGAAGAAAACCCGGATTACCACTACCTACGTCGGATTGTGGTGGCAGCGCAAGAAGGGTTAAAGCAAGTAATCGAACCGAGCGAGGCGGCAGCCTGATGGGAAAGCTCACCGAAGAACAGCTGCAAGAAAAGATAAACGCCCTGCCCCACGAACACGAGCCCCGGAGCTACAGCGTAATAATCACCGATAAGCGCGGCAACCACCTCGCCACACGCTACGTGCGCGCAAGATCCCCGGAGATAGCCCGCTTGGTGGGGTTCAAAGTGAACTATTACCTGTTTGGCTACAAAAGCAGCTTTGATGCCAGCGCCACACTAACGCCGCCGCAGGCAAAGGTAGACTGGAAATCGGGGGTGATAGAAAAGTGGTCTACTCGATCCGAGTGAAAAGTCGCGGAGAAGGCGTGATGATCGCGGCCGTTGATCACACACAGAAATGCGTCTGGGGCTGGGGCGCCAATCGCCAAGAAGCCCATCAAGACGCACTGGCGGTACGCGCGGAAAAGCAACCCGGTATCACCTGGACCCAGCTCGAATACTGCGAACTGCGGCCAAATGCCGACCTCGATCATGGCGGATTCGAAGCCTACAAGCACATCGTCAGCAGTACCGATGATGGCTCCCAGAAGAAACAGCTGGAAATGTTTTTAAGGTGATTCCATGAGCACCAATCAACTTATGTACTGGAAAGACTGGGTGCGCGAGAGTTTTGCCGGCACTCAGCCAGCGCGAGAAACCGTCATCAAGTGGGTGGCCGCCGGTGAAGTCGCCGGGCGCTGGCTAGGTGACCGGTTGTATATTTACCGCAACGGGTTCCACGACCCCAGCACCATCCGTACGGAAGAGCGCGCAGCAAACGCCGAAGAAGCCGAGCCGATTTCACCGCTTCTGGCGCGCAGATAATTTCAAGGGAAGAACAATGGCAAGACCACGTAAGCCAAGGTTTGTGGACGGCCAAGAGCTGCCGGAAAACCTCTACACCGACCCGAAAAAGCGGGTGAACTACTGGCGGTACATACGCCCGGACGGATCCAGCCTGACATTTTACGCACCCACTGCGGAAGCCATTCGCCAGGCAAAGCAGGCCAACCGGCAGCGGGATCTCTATAAGCGCCAGCCCGCCGCTAATGAAACGGTGTGGACCGCTCGCGCCGGCAGCCTGCTGGACCGCTACAGCGACTGGGTTGGCTGGATGGAACTGAACCACCCGAAGCAGGCAACTGCCGCACGTTGGGCCCAAAAGCGTCGCTACGTAGAGCGCATGTGCGAGCAGCTAAATAACCCCATGCCCCACGAGCTCACCCTGCCTGTGGTACGGGAATGGTGGGAGGCGCAGGATTACCACCCGCAACGCAACAGTCGCGCCGCGCTACGCAGTTTCGTCAACTTCCTTATGCTGGAGGGTGCGGTGCCAAAGCTGCCATTTAACCCGTTCAACACCAGTGATGAGGCGCCGAAACTGATCCCACGGCAACGACCGCCGAAAGTGCGCCAGCGCCTGACACTGCCCGATTTCTGGCGCGTCTACGATATGGCGGGTGAACTGGGATATGACGGCCTGCAGATCGCTATGGACCTCTCCCTGCTGACAACCATGCGTCGGGGTGACGTGTGCAGCCTGCGCCTGGATGAGCATGTTACCGAGGCTGGAATCGACAAGGGAGTCGACAAGTCCATCAACCAGCGCGGTGAAGAACGGGCCACCTATCTGCGCTGGAGTTACAGCCACCACCCAGGGCTGCGCCAGGTAATCAACCGCGCCCGGGAGCTGTCGCTGCAGAACTACCGCTGTCCCTTCGCCGTTTCCTATCAACCGAAGAAACGACAACCGAGAGCGAAACAAGAAGAGCATTGGTGCCGACTGATGCCGGCAAGATTATCGAACCAGTTTAAAGAGGCCCGTGATGCCGTCGGGGTTCGCCAAGATCTGCCAAGCGATGCCCGCCCGACATTTCATGAGGTGCGCGCCCTAGCCTCTCACCTGCTGAAAAAGTCAGGCCACAGCTCGGAACAAATTGCAGAAATCTGCGCCCACACCGACGCGGAAATCACGGAGAAGTTTTATCTCGGAGGGCACGAGCGGGAGTACAAAGAGGTAGGAATCAGCATCGACCCGAAGCTGTTGCTTCGAAAGTGA